AAAATGCAAATTCATCATATGGTAAGAACCCAACAAAAAAACTACCTGAGTATCCAGGCGGTGCCTCTGTTCCATCACCAACCAAATAAAGTCTTTCTCTTAGGGTATCGTAATTTGTTTCACCACTATACATATTTCTAAAAACCATTTTTAATTTACCATGGATTTTATAATTAGGACTTTCGTTTCTTTCTTTTGCAAAAAGGATACTATTATCTAATATAATTGTTCTGTCTCCCTCCCTTAAAAGGTTTTGACTTTCGTCTAATCCTAAACGAATGTTTAAATCTTCATCAGGTGAACCGAAGAATTTTTTAGGTGGTAATATGATTCTTTTCTTTTCCATTATTCAGCAGATGGGAACGCACCTTTTGGTCCGAATCTTTCAATAAATTTATCAACCGCAGTTTTTCCCGGTCTCAATCCAAAATAAAATAAGAATGGTGTAGATAATATTTGTTTATTACCAGTGTAGTTATTTTCGGTTGGTTTAATAATGTATGTAACCCCCGATAACGTCCATGGGGTCGAACTCCATCCACCAGCATTTCCTACTCTAGTCCAAAGAGTACCAGATGTTGGTTGATAAAATGGTGGGTTTGTCGTTGCTCCTGTTGATGTTGCGTAAAGATATGTAAATCCTTCGTATTCATTATTGTAACTTGTATGGTTATCAACAAAAAAATCTTCCTCATCAAAACTACCTTCATTTAAATCGGGTCCATCAAATGTTCGTCCCGTATAACTTTTTGTCATTGGGAAAAGGACATAATTATATGTGGTGTCTGTAAATCCACTAAACTTATAATTGTGTGTCATTCCTTGTAAATTATTTTTAATGACAGTACTAAAATCCCAAAATTGATTTACACTATTACCAAATCCAGTTCCTCCTTTTTCCCAATAGAAAAAAGGTATTGGTTGAGATGATTCTGTTAATCTACCGGGTTCATTTAAACAAACTCTAATTCTAAATCCATCTTGACCCAATGCAAAATTAATTGGTAACGGTCCAAAATTTTCCGATAAATCATCAGATTTAAAAAGGTCAGGATAATTATCGGGGTCAACGATTAATGGAGAATAAGCACCATAATGTCTATCCTGTAAACTAAATTCTTGAATTCCTGATTCATTATTAATAGAAACTAATTGAAGAATATCACCATTTAAAATTAAACTATTACTAGTATTTGTGGGTAGAGTAATAATAGTTCCTGTTGTTTGATTTTTAAAGAAATCTTTATAACCATAACTAAGGTTTGTATCCATTCTGTAGTTAATATAAAGACCCAATATCTCTTTAAAGCTTTGAAAAGACGTTGACCCAACACTTCTAACAACGGAACAATTAGGGTCTAATGATGGGTCAACACAAATTTCTTTAATAAATTCATCTCTCGGACCTAAATCAACAACAGTAGTTGGATGATTTAGTGTTGTAATTTCATTACTTGATAATTCAGTTAATAAAAAATTACTACCGTCAAACGGTGTTGACCTATAATAAAATCGTTTTACGGCGGTTTTTGTTGTTTCTTCTTGTACTTTAAAATGTAAAAGATTTTCACAATATCTAGTACCTCTATAATTTAAAACTAATGACTTCTCATTATTCCATCTAACTTTTGATTTAAATGGAAACATATATAATGAACCCGTTAACCAATTATCGGCAAATGAATAATTACTTATTCCCTCACAGAATAGTTTACCTACTAATTTTCTTCTACAATATTCTTTAATTGCATCTATATTACTACCCCAATTTTTGGAGTCGGCCGCGGGTATAATTGTGTAAATACCAAATCTAAATTCCGAAAAACCACTTTTTGTGTTAAGAGTTGATTGACAAGTATTACATGGATTTGAATTGGACATATCGTTGACAATAACTTGACCAACTGGAAATGTTCCAGCATATGACATACAATCTGTTCCTACATGTGCAATTAATCCACTATATGGTACGGTAGTACCTGTTGCACAATATGTTTGTTTAACAATATCTTCATTATAAACTGTGTTATATCCTTTACATCCTTCAGGTAACCCACTTGTGTCTAAACCCGTTCCTGTGGTTGACCCTGTTAATGGTAAATTATAACTATAAATATCATACGTTATTCCTGACCAAACATAATCTACAGGGCTTGTACCCCCACTATACCAATATTCTACTAAATTTGGACTATTGGTGTCTATATGTGTATAACCACTTGGTCCACAGGTATAAGTAGAAATGATTAATTGTCTACTATTATTAATGGAAAGTCCAGATAAAAGTGCAATATCTGATGATGATGCAAAACTATATGGAAGATATCCCGTTAATTTAATATAATAAACCTGTGGTGATTGGTATGAAAAATTATCAAGAATAGTCGATAAACTTTGTGGATATGCCCCTCCTGGTGTATATGATGCTAAACCACCATCAAGATATATTTCTCTTTCTCCACTGTCATTATCACATGTATTTGGATAGACCGTAGCGTTAGTTGAGGTACAAACATTAACATAACTTGCGATACCATTTCCACCCGTTGTTCCTACCCCACCCGTTCCTTGTCTAACACAAACATATGTCATGAGGTCAGCAATATTAAGCGTTACCGTTGTTGAGACATTTGTGCTACAATCATAATAATTAAACTGAGTAGTACCAATTGTTGGTGGAATTAAAACATAACGACTACATTGTAATGTTAATGTTAATTTATCTCTAACGGCAATACCTCCACCAACTCTGTTATATAATAAAGCTGGGTCACTAATAATTTCGGGTATTGGTGACGTATCTAAAACTTCGTCACATGATTCACATTCCGGATATGTTACAATACTTAGCTGAACCCTACCCATTCTTTGTAAAGGTTCGATTACCGACCTATCCAAAAAGTCAAATGGTTCCCAATCCCATCTAAGACCAAGAAATTTAATATGAATTTTAAAATTTTTATATAACCAATTAAACGGATATATTATAATTTGTATTGCGGCAATAAATGCAGTATATATCACTCTTTCAAAAGCATTTATTATAATTGCCAATAAAATTGCAAATGAGAATTTTCTAAATGCAAAATTTGTTGGTGGTGTTAATACGCTACTTTCACAATCTTCATCTTCTTTAGGTGAAATTTCTTTTATCCCTAAAAAATTATCCCTACCAATAGATGAACCTCCACCATATTGTCCACCCATATATGACGATACACCATATACTTTATTGTATGTAAATCTAAAAAAATAATCTTCCGGATAATAACTACCAAAAACATTATTAAAAATAACAGGACTTGATGTTGTACTTATTGCACTTGATGGATAGTCAGTCCAATCTGTTGAGAATGCGTATGATTTATCGATATCATTAGTGTACTCTCTAATGTTTGGTACTAAGTAACTGGCAACGGTTCTTACCCTACTCAATGTTTCATTTTTACCTGATATTCTAAATCTATAACAAGATGACGTAGGGATACCTTTATTTGGGTCGTTTGTGATTTCATTTTCCCCAAATTCATTTGTAAACACATAATCCATATTCATCGGTAATGGTAACACAAACGAACCAGATTCATCGACATCTTCCTGAATTTCAAAATTTTCTAATATAGGTCTATGATTTTCATCTTTATTTGTTGTAAACCTAATAATTTCAATAACCGCAGGGTATGTTGTTAGGTCGCATTTTCTACCCATGTCTCCTCTAGGTCTACATACTTTATTAACTGTATTTTTACCTTGGTCAGAATATATTGAGCCTAAGAAATATGCTTTAGGTTCCACTTTTACACCTTTACTTGAAAGGTCAAAATCTGTTCTTGTTATACCAATCTCACATAAATCTTCATTACCCCAAAAAGGATAAACCTCAATGTTCTTATCAAATGAAATTATCTGAGGTAATGTATCAATATCATTCGATGATTTGTATGTATATGAATTTTTAAAATTATCTACACCTTTACCTTGTCTAATAAAATCATCAGGTCTTAATGAAAAACATCCAATATCTGATAAATCCACATCAACGTGTATTGTTTGTTGTCCAATTGGTACTCCCCAAATCATGAAGTCTCCAGCATCGTTTGTTTTTACTGTAAATTTAAAATATTTCTCATAAACCTCAAGAACTTCTTCTCTTGTTAATATATCTATTTGGTCAGGAAATGTTCCTGTTGGAGTGTGTCCACCATGTTGTTGTCTACTTGGTAGTAGATTATATCTGTATCCCGCCTCGTCTTTATCGCCAACCTGAGAAAATGGATAAAATGTTGATATAACTGGGTCATTTAAGTCTTCTTCCGATACTGGTATAAAAATAGATACTTTAGCATTCGGAACACCAAATCCGTTATTTACCGAGATTCTACCACAAACAACACCATAATCAGAACACATAGATGTGTATAAGTCGGTTTGTGTGAATTTTAATGATAGGATTTCTAAAAGGTCGTAATCTTGTTTTATCTCAACAACGACTTTTTGGTCTTTACCTATATCTGTAGAAATTCTATGTTTTTGCATTCTTTATTATTGTCTCTATATAAATAGAAAATTATCTGTTTTCTATATAATAAGTAAAAAATAAATTAGAATGTAGTTGTTCCTAAAGTTTTTACCCTAATTTTTACATCTATATTAGGGAATCTGATTTGAAATATTTGATTTGATTTCATATAAATAGTACTATCGTATTGTTGGATTTCTTTTGTTACGGAATCAGAATAAGATTGAGCAACTTCAGCGGACGAATATTCTCCACCTATTTTGTTAAATACTCTAATGTCGATTACGTTGACTACTCCCGTTACCCCACCAATGATTCTATATAAATCACCGATAAGTAATGGGTCACCCATCTTTCTCTTATCAATTGAAAAATAACTTATAATATCCTCAACCGAAGTTTTAACAATCTCGGTTTGGTTACCGTTTTTGTCAATTACCAAGTCGACTTCCATTCCCATATCAATAACTTCACCGCTTTGAATTTCAAGGAAATCATTTACCATTCTATATTCTGAAAGATAATCTAAAATATTATTTTTTAAAGTTGTGGACACTGAGTCGGTTAAATTACCATTTTGGTCATAAGATAATAGTTTTATTTTTATCTTATTATCTTCTTCCATAACATTAACCTTTGCCGGTGCTCCAAACGTTGACGGCATCGTTTCTATTAATGATTTATAATCATTTAATGTAACCGCTCTATTTTGTGCTGCAAAGTTATAAGCCACCATATTTCGTATTTCTTCAATAGAAGGTTGGTCGGACCCACCAATTGCCGGTGTCACATTTGTCACAATTAATGATTGTGAAACTTGGGAATTTATTGATGAATTTGGTCCTAAAATATTAAAATCAACATTATCGACACTAGTGATAACATCTACACCTAAATTGGTATCTTTTCCGCCACCCACTCTATATTTTATAAACAATGTTGTATTTGGTTTTGGTAATCCACCTAATGAAAGATTGTTCAGATAACTACCAAGGCTTACTTTCATATTTCCAGTAATGTAATTATCCATATTATCTAATGGATTTACATTACCCGAACCAAATGTCAATGAGAAATAATTTTCGGGCGTATATTCAGTTACAAATTTATTTGTAATATTAATATATGTTCCTGATTTAAGATTGTCCTTATCTGATGATGATGTTGGGTCGGGTACAAATATTTTATCTTGTATTAAAGATTTTACTTCGTACCATTTATTTGTTGTTGAGCTTAAAAATTCAGATTCGCTTGGGTTATTTAAAAAACTAGTTCCGTCTTTGTGTATTACCCCAGTAATTCCTAATACATTTTGTTCAGGTAAAAAGATTTTTAAAAATGGTTTTTGGTCTACTTCGGTTATTACTTTTCTAAAAATCCTTGCAACACCATTTACAACCGCTTCTCTTTTAACTATTGAATATGAAATTAACCTATTGTTACCATCAAAATTTGGAATTTTTAATCTATTTGGTTCTCCTCTTTTGTTAAATGGGTTTGAAAAATCAATATCATCAATTGTTTCAAAAGCTTGTCCACCTCCCGATACTTGTGCTCCAGATTTTATTACTCCCAAATATCTCTCATCTTCTTTATCTCCTCTAACGGGTACATTAATTGTGAAATCACATAATGCAACTGACGGTCTGTTTCCGGGTAATCTAATACCGTATGTTTTTGCAATGTGAAAAAGAGATTGTCTTTGTTGAGCAAAATCTAACATTGTTTCTTGCCAAACCCTATCAATATGAAAATGTAAGTTATCAGCAACCGCTGCGTTTAAATCTAAAAGAACTGAATAGATTGATGCGTCATTCGTATTTTTAACTAAATCCGGATAATATTGTTTAGTTAAATTTACCAACTCTTGTCTTAGCCCCGCGAAGTCTCTAGTCGCATATGATATTTTCTTACTCATGTTATATATTAATAATTATAAAATCAGACGAAGTGAATGGTTCGTTATTTATATCGTAATCTATTCTTACTTTAGCGGTATAAGGTTTTGTGGAATAACTTGAAACTCTAAATAATCTTGAGTCCTCATCTTCACTCACACTAACAGACTCGTCTGGGTCTTGGTCAGCCGCAGTAACAGTGATTGATTTAATTTCTAAATTTGGAATAAACTTTCTAACCGATGTTCTTATTTCGTCTTCTATTTGGTTAAACGTAATTTGGTCATTTGGTTCAAATATAAATTCATATAATCTCGTACCAAAATCGGGTAAATAATATCTACTACCCTTTCTAGTT